GTTAATAAGAAACCAGAAGAAATAAAGGATGTAACACCTAAACAAATAAGTGTTAATTGGAACGATTCTAACTTAATAACAAAGTTAGATAAACTTATTAATAGTAATATTGATAAAAAAACAATGGAAGTGCCTAAAATAGCACCTACATACACCGATATTACAAATAACTACACAACAAATACAACAGATAATAGGGTAACAGCTACAACACCAGAAAAAGCAGTAAGAAATATGCCTGAAAGCAAAGATAAAAACGATGATAGAATAGACAGACTTTTGTCATTTATGGAAAATAACAAAGACAGACCAATAAATGTAAATTCAACTCTATCTTTAGACATTATTAAATTTGGTACAGCTGTTGGAATGAGTTCTCGTGCCTAGTAATATTTATATAAAACTATTATACCGTGCCATCATTACAAGATTTAGCAAATAATTTAGCAAACTACCAATATTATAGTGGGAGAGGCACATTTAATGCTAATAAACTACCATATGGTAAAGATACCGTAGGTGGTGGAGATAGTATACAACCTTTTATAGTACGTAAGATAGGAGAAAGATGGTCTCCATCTAACTTTAACGATACTATGACACAGTTTGGAGCAATAACTACCATAACTAGGACAGTGGCTGACGTAGTGCGTATAGCTGGCTTTATGACTACTGGACAAGGGGTTTTATTTAATTTAAAACAAATAGGATTGCAAAGAATGAATCCTAATGTTTTTTCAAAACCTGGTATTTACGATACAAAAATTATAGATACACAAAAGTACAACCCATTAAATACCTTAGCACAGGTAGGTATTGCAGGGTCTGGGTTCCATTTAAAAAAACATGGGCTACTTCCTGGATATAGTGACCCTAATTATTATGAAAAACAGATAAAATCTATAGAAGATAAGGGTGATAATAGACTTTTTTTATTATCAAAACATCTATCTCAACCAGAACCTCTAGCATTTATGTCAAAATACTCAGGAGGCCCAGGATCTTTTTACGGTATAGGCAGCACAACTGCTACAAACAATAGACTAAATCAATTTTATTTATCAGAAACATACATAAGAGGAAACACAGCAAGATCCAGTAAGCAAATAAATCAAGGATTTATAGCTATGTCTAATGGGGAATTAAACGGCATAAAAGGAGATTCAGAAACAGGATATACTTACGTTTATAAACTTAAAGCAGGTGTAGCAACTACAATAGACGGTACGTTAACATCTTCAACAGGGTTAGCATTAATAGATTTAAGAACTCAAGATTTTAGAATATTAAAAAATAGCATAAAAGATAACCAGTTAAAAAACTCTAATAATTATTACACTCTACCAACATCTGATTATCCAAAATATAATATAGAAAAAAGAATAGGGGTTGCTAGAGTTAGAAGACCTGAACAAAGGGTTAATTACACAGGATCAGCCGATACTTCTGACAGATTAAATGCTATAAGTCTATATTATAGTAATAGCCCTGTTGTTGAAAATAGAACTATTCTAGACATAAATGACAAAGAAGTAAACGCGGAAACAATAAGGGACATTATCAAATTTAGAATAAAGATATTAGATAACGATAGACCTTCGCACGGCGTATATATAGTTTTCAGGGCGTATATTTCTAATATAAGAAGAAATGTAACATCTAAATGGGATGCTTATAAGTATGTAGGTAGAGGAGAATCCTTTTATGCGTATGATGGATTTACAGAAACTATCACATACTCCTTTACAATAGCTGCATCGTCTAGAGAAGAGATGAAACCATTGTACCAGAAGTTAAATTATCTTATAGCATCTATGACTCCTGATTATAGAGCAAACTTGATGCGTGGTAACATAGCTGAATTAACTATAGGTGACTTTTTATTATACCAGCCTGGTATAATTACTAATTTTGATATGAACATAGATGAGGATTCTAACTGGGAGATAGCTCTTCAAGAACCGGAGGGGGGACTAGCAGGAACCGATACAGATATGCATGAATTGCCACAACTTATAAAATGCAACATGACATTCATACCTATATATAATTTCTTACCTAAGAAGTCTTCAGAGGCTCCGTTTATAGGAATAGATGATAAATATGAAAAGAAACCAGGTAAAATGTGGTTAAAAGATACAGCAAGTAAAATAAAAGAACAAAGATTAAAACCACAAACTACATAATGAGTAGATATTCCGATATAAAAATATTAAAAGATAGTGAAAACACTAGTAGATATTATAGAGGATCTAAATACCCTGACATTCCATATAGCGATAACGACACATATATAGAATCAGTTTTTGGAGACAGGCTTGATATCATATCTTATGACTACTATAAATCAACAGAATATTATTGGGTATTGATAGTTGCCAATAATTTACCGGGAGATAGTATCTTTGTACTACCAGGAACACAATTAAGAATACCAGTAGATCTGGATCAAATATTGAGCGATTATGATACTTTAAACCCAAGATAATAGTTATGTCCATATTTAAAAGTACTTTTAAGCCATATGTAATACGTCAAATAAACACCAGACAAAATCTACTATCAGAAATAAACAGACCTGTAGACTTTAATCAATACGTATCTGGAAAAGTTCCTTGGATAAAGATGACCTCTTTAGTTGACTATGCAGAAAACGGGAAAGATTCGTCTTCTGCATTAGCAAAAAAATATGTGTTAATGGGAGGTACTTTATATAATAAATCAGGTACAAATGATTACTATACTAGAGCTGGGGTAGGTGGGGCAAACGCTTCTTACGGTGGAAACTTAGGAACTAATCAATATGGTATAAGACCTATGCCAGGTATAACTAGTTTAAAAACTAGGTCTTTAGGAGCTTATGGGTCTCTATCAGAAGCTACTATTAAATTTCAAGCTTGGGATGTAAAGCAATTAGAAGACCTTAGTATATTGTTTTTAAGGCCGGGATACAAGGTTTTGTTAGAATGGGGATGGTCTATGTACCTAGATACTCGTATTAACGGAGAAGATTATAAATCAAAAGCTACTACAAACGCTCTTAAAGATTCTAATACCTATTCAATAAGACCTTCTGTTTTTAAGACTATAGATTGCTTTGACCCATCGATAACTCAAGAAAGTCTATATGATCAAATAAATAAGTACAGACATGCTTTATCGGGAAATTACGATGGTGTTTTAGGTTCTATAATGAATTTTAACTACACCCTCATGCCAAATGGCGGATACGAGTGTACCACAGTTCTCATTAGTATTGGAGACGCTATTGACACCATTAGAATGAACGACACGCTCGGCATTAGTGTTAATGAATTTAGTAACCCAAATCAGCAAACTCAAACACCAGTTCCTGTAACTCAAGACAATGCGGACATAAAAAGTCAATTTGAGTTGTTGATGGATGCTTATTGTAAGTTAGATAATAATAATCCAAGAAAAGATAATATTGTAATATCTGCTATTGATGAAGCAATAAAACCTAAAGATAAAAGTACTATAGACCCATTTATATATAATTACAAAGACAGGTCTAATGTTGAGTCTTTTTTTGCCGATAGCAATAATATCAATTTCAGTCAAGTACTCAGTAATCAAGTATTTACAACAGCACCTGTTAATAACGGAACTCTGATAGACAAAAGATCCTACTATTATATCCAGTTTGCGTACTTACTGCACATTCTTAATGTATTTAAAAACGTATTTGCAGACAGAGAACAAAAACTTGTAGATATAGAAATACCTCCAAACAATCCAAAAAATAGTGATTATATATCAAACGGATTATGTCAAGCATCTTTTAATTCAATATCAATAGATCCAAACACAGCTGTAATAAGAAACAGTAAAGCCACTCTTTTTACAGACACCTTTGGAGTAAAAGGATTTAGACCTGAAATATATAAAACAGAAACTCCTGCTTTAACAGCACCAATTCCTGTTAGTTCGTACCTAGATATGCCTGAATTTTTATATGGAGATACTAATTTTGGTATTATAGGAAACGTATATATCAATATAAAAGAAGCTATAAATATATACCAACAACAGATAGTATCAAATAAAGGATACGTATACGTTGGAAAATATATAAATGATATATTAGATAAAGTTTCATTTTCTTTAGGATCTATAAATGATTTTGATAAATTTATTCAAGATGACAAAATAGTTATAATAGATAGACATTATACCGAACTCCCTGAAGATTCAAAATATACTAGCAAATATAAAATAAATGTCTCTGGTAATAACAGTATAGTAAGAAATCATAAGATCGAATCTAAAATATTCCCATCTCAAGCAAGCATGATAGCAATTGCCGCTCAAGATAAAGAGAATATAGGAGCTCTTCAAACTTCTACATATAATTACCTTAACAAAGGACTAGTAGACAGATTATTAGGAAATAAAGTAACTAGTAATAAGGATATTGAACTTCTTGAAGAAGAAGCTAGGAAAAATAAATTAGATGCAATATTAAACTTAATACAATTTGTTAATAATTATGTAGTTCCTAATTCCAGTATTGGGGCATACTATGCTACTAATGTAGGAACAATGAACGGGTATTTAAATACTTTATTAGTAGAAATGGAAGGAGGCACAGACTACAAAGCTATAGTACCTATATCAGTAGATCTAACTACTGATGGATTTTCCGGATTAACTATAGGTGAGATATTTACGGTAGATAAAAAAGTTCTTCCCAAAGACTATGAAAATAAAGCAGTAGGTTTTATAGTAATCGGTATATCAAATGAAGTTGCTACTAATGGATGGACTACTAACCTATCATCTCAAATGTGCTTATTAGACCAGGACGAAAGACAAGTAGCAACTAGGGCTAAAGCAGAAAAGTTGCTAGGAGAATTACAAGACAGGACAAGATATCTCACCATAAACAATATAGCAGCTGCTCAAGTTTTTAATATATTAGCAGCATTAGTTGTTGATGTTGTTATGGGTAAACTAAAAGTTACTTCTATAGAAGGTGTTGTAGAGATTGATAAAAAAGCTAAATTATATACAAAAGCAGCCGTTTTAGATATGTACCCTGATTCTTTTGAATCCGCGTTAGAGGATTTATTTCAAAATTTTCAAGATACATACAAATTATTATACCCTAAACAAGATGCTGATGGATTATCTACCCCTCTTGAAAATGAAGGATCAAAAATATTATCATACGGCACAGAGTATAGTTTCCCAGATTATAAAGTTGTTTATTATAATGAAAAAAATCGTAAAAAAATAATTTCAAAAACAACTGGACTACCTGCAGATTATAGTGAGTATAGAGTTACAAATATTAAAAACCGTGAGGTGCTAATAAGCATAATAAAAAATATGGACCAATGGTACCCATATTTGGAATCACTTAAACCAGCTTTTAATGATGAGTATTATTCATTTATATCAGCAGTGCCAAACGTAAAACCAACCGGTTTTAAAAGTTTATTTTCAGCAGACACTGATTTATTAACTGCTAAGGATTTTGTAGGTAAAAGAGTTAAAGTAGAAGCTATATTTGACATATTAGACATAACCAAAGTAACAGATAGTACCGGATTATTCGTAACCCCATTACCTTTTATTAAAGGTTATAAATACACCTCATAATAAATGTATTACCCTAAATCGGAAATATTATTAGTATCAAGTACCTCAGGTGCACAACTTGTTGTAAAAAGTACCAGTAAACCATATATTGGAGATTATTATTTAACTAACGATAATAGATATTTTTCTGGTAAAGAGTATACTGTTAACACTCAAGAGCTAATACCTTTATCAAATAAAAAACCACTACAAAACAAACCTAAAGGGTATAGTTTTTACTATTCAATGCCATCTGTAATGGATTATGATAGAGGTTTTTTTGTTAGATATGTAATAAAAAGAGTTAATAGTGGGCTTGAAACCATTTTGGAAGTGGATAAGACTGAACATGATAGGGCTAAAAAAGATCCTTTATACTTAACAGCAGCTTTTTCCTGGAAAATATCGGGAGAAATGAACACAAATAAAATAGGCGTACCAGGAATAGTAGAAACAAACCAAAAAACTTTACAAGGATTAGAAAAAACAATACCGGGCATAACTAACTACTTCACAAACTTGGCCCAGTACGCAAAATAACCTTATCTTTGTACAAAGGTTATAAAAGTGTACTACATAATAGAGTTTTCTTCATACGATTTTACTAATTGTTTTGTTGATGTAATTGCATCAAACGATAACTGCCACCCTAAACTGGCAGACTTATCCTTAATCTATATAAAGCCTTTTAGATCTAGAATGGGATTTATACTATCTATAGATCACACAGAAGCATTTTCCCTATCCAAAGAGTCTGTAGAGGCCTTCATACTCAATAAGCTTGGCAATATTTACGCTATAGACGGAAAGAGACTGAGATACTTCACTAAAAGAGATAGTGGCTTATTTTGCCTTAAAATGGCCAAGTATTTGATTACTGGAGACATCTTAGATGAAAACAAGTACAATACTGTAGCACATAATTTCTTTTGTCAAAAGTATGAACACAGGCCAGACATCAATAAGATCATCCCAATAGCCAAACATTTTGAGAAATACGAGAAGCTAGTGGCATCTATTAAGATAGATACATCTTGGTTCAAGCATAAATACTATAAACTGTACGCAGAAGTGGCCCCCAGGTTGTTTAATCAGATAGAATCAGAGGGAATTAGCATAGACAATGATGTATTTATCAATCATTATGCACCAAAAAATGCCTTAATGTCGGTTAAATCCGACAAAACATATACCCAATACAACCTATATACAGCCACTGGCAGACCCTCAAATGCCTTCAACGGCATCAATTATGGTGCTATGAACAAGGCAGATGGTAGCAGAAAGTCTTTTATAGCCTCAAAAGATCTATTAGTCGAATTTGATTACAGTTCGTACCACATTCGTATATTAGCGTATCATATCGGATATACTTTTGATGATGAAGATATACATACCCACTTGGCTACTTACTATTTTGGAACCAAGGATATTAGCAGGGCCCAGTACGAAGAGAGTAAAGGATTGACTTTCAAGTTGTTGTATACTGATTCTGTTACGGAAGAGATCAAAGACATACCATTTTTTTCAAAAGTTAAAGAATACAAAGATTATTTGTGGAATGTATACAAAAAACAAGGTTATATAGAAAGTTCTCTATCAAAAAGACTTATAAGAGGTATAACTTCTAAGACTCAAATATTACCATTCTTATTACAAAACTATGAAACAGAAAGGAATATATTTGTTATTAATGATATAATTAAATATCTTTGTAATAAGAAGTCAAAATTGATCTTATACAACTACGATTCCTTTTTGTTTGACTATAGTAAGGAAGATGGCAAACAAACACTTTATGACCTACAGAAGATACTAGAACAGGGTGAATATAAAACATCTTGTAAATATGGTAATAACTACCAGGAAATGAATAATTTATAATTTTAATGATATTATTAGATATTTATATATGAATAATGATTTTTTAGATTTAACTTGTGATTACTTGAATAAATTATTTTGCACCTTTACAAAAAAGGAAGACTTAAATATAACCATATCTGATATAAAAACCAGATATGAAGTAATCTATTCTAAAATATTCGTATTAGAAACTAGTAATGATAACGAGTACGTCTGTACTTACAACATTGATAGCGATAATATTAATAAGGATAGCGTACTACCCAACACAATCTTAATGCATCGCCGCAAAGAGTGTAACGTTTTATACACAATAAATTCATTAAATAAGCTTATAGAGTCTTTAAATGGAGGTGTTAGGGATAATAACTACAGAGTTAATTGGAAAGACTACGAAAATAGCATACTCCTTACTCAGAACAATACGTTCGTTCAACTGCATACAAAGATCCACGAGATTATAAACGTGGATAAAAATAATATTAAATAATTATTTGGCAAAGCCGATAATTACTTTACCTTTGTTCTTCATTTAAAAAAACAAGTTATGTCAAAAATTGATCTAATCAAAGAAAGATTGAACAAGCTTCAATCAAAAAACGCAGGCGGTTCTTACGAAAAAATCGATTACGCCACAATCTTCTGGAAGCCAAAATTAGGCAAACAAGTAGTGAGACTTCTACCCAGAAAAACAAACAAAGATTTCCCATTTGCGGAAGTATCATTCCATCAGTACAACATCTTTAAAAAGAATGTTTACAGTTTAGAGAACTTTGGAGAGAAAGATCCTGTTGTTCAACTCATGAGAGAACTTTATGATGAGAACACAGAAGGAAGTAAAGACCTTGCACGTAAACTAAAGCCAAGGACTAAGTTCTTTGCACAAGTACTTGTTCGTGGAGAAGAAGGTCTAGGAGCTAGGATTTGGGAGTTTAACAAAACTACCTACGAGAAACTTCTTAGCATTATGGCCGATGACGATTTTGGTGATGTGTCTGATATTACAGAAGGTACTGATTTGACTGTAGAAGGTTACAACGACGTTATTAAGATAGGTAAACGTGATGTTAGCTACGTAGCAGTTAACGTAACGCCTAAAAGAAATATATCTCCGGTATCTGAAGACGCTGCTCTTGTAGAGAAAGTCTTGGAAAACCAAAAAGAAATCACCGAGATTTATAAGAAGTACGGATACGATGAAATTAAAAAGATGCTTCAAGAATACATTAACCCACAAGAAGAAGCACAAGCACTAACCGTAGAAGTTGCAACTGCTAAAGAAGAGGCCGATGATACTCCTTTTGATGGTCCATACTCTGAACCTATAGTAGAAAGTAAACCTAGCACAGTATCTTCTAAATTTGACGATCTTTTCGGAGAAGACAATTAAAAAATAACATATGGCAGATTCAAAGAACATTAAAGGTGCTGTAGCCAGTGCCTTAGGAAAGAGTACGTCTTTTAATTTAGAAAGCTTTAAGAAGTCAAAGAATTTAACAGAAGGCGTATCATTTAAGAAACAAGAGTGGATTCCTTTATCCGAAGCCTTTCAAGATGCTATCAGTCTGCCAGGACTTCCGCACGGTCACGTGATCACACTTCGTGGTCACAGTGACACCGGAAAAACCACAGCAATGATTGAAGCAGCTGTGAACGTGCAAAAAATGGGAAAACTTCCAGTATTCATTATCACTGAGATGAAATGGGATTGGAACCACGCTAAGATTATGGGTTTTGATGTACAAGAAACTGTAGATAAAGAAACAGGAGAGATAGCCTATAGCGGTAATTTTATATACATAGATAGAGATAATCTGTCTACTATAGAAGATGTGGCTGCGTTTATTATGGATTTGTTGGATGAACAAGCAAAAGGAAATCTTCCTATTGATTTAGTATTCCTTTGGGATTCTGTAGGATCACTACCTTGTAAAATGTCTGTAGAATCTAATAAGAATAACAATGAGTGGAATGCAGGAGCTATGTCTGTACAGTTTGGAAACTTTGTAAACCAAAGGATTGTTAGATCCAGGAAAGAAAGTTCACAGCATACAAATACTCTTATTATTGTAAATAAAGTTTGGGTAGAGAAACCATCTACATATGGTGAAATGCCTAAGCTAAAGAACAAAGGTGGTAATACTATGTTTTTTGATTCTACAATAGTAGTAACTTTTGGTAATGCCACTGGTGCCGGTACCAATAAAATAAAGGCTACTAAGAATGGTAAGGATGTTGAGTTTGCAAAGAGAACTAAGATCTCTGTAGATAAGAATCACATTACTGGTGTAACAACTACTGGCAGGATTATAGCAACACCTCATGGGTTTATTATAGATGACAAAAAATATATAGACTCATATAAGAAAGCTCATTCAGCAGAGTGGTTGAAAATACTGGGAAGTGATGACTATGATATAATAGAAGAAGAAGACAACGGCAGCGTAGTAGATAACAACTCTGGAGATGAATAAAGAAAGGCTGCTAGATATATTCTCAAGAATAAAGAAAGATGATGTTGCACCTAATATGCATTCTAATAGTAGAGTGCTTATTGTTGATGGCATGAATACTTTTCTTAGGAGTTTTGCAGTTGTGAATAGAGTTAATCTAGCAGGAAATGATGTAGGAGGTCTTATAGGATTTTTGAAGTCTCTTGGCCATGCAATAAAACTATTAACACCGACTCGCGTAGTAATCGTCTTTGATGGTGAAGGTGGGTCGGTGAATAGAAAATATCTTTATAACCAATACAAAGGAAATAGAGATACCGGAAAAATTATGAATTATAAATCTTTTGAGACCAAAAGCTCAGAAGACGACTCTAAGTACAATCAAATTACTAGGCTGATAGATTATTTACAGTTTCTACCTGTTTTGCTAATGTCTTTTGACAAACTTGAAGCAGATGACATCATGGGGTACCTTGCTGTAAAAATACACAAAGATTACCATGATTCTAAAGTATACCTAATGTCTTCAGACAATGACTTTATGCAACTTGTTAATGATAGAGTTAATGTGTTTAGTCCAACAAAGAAAAAGATATACGGAGTAGAAAATGTATTAGAAGATTTTGGTATACATCCTGATAACTTTTTATTGTACAAATCTTTAGTAGGAGATGCTTCTGATAATATACCAGGAGTTAATGGAATGGGAGAAAAGAATGTAGTTAAACTTTTTGAGTTTGTATCCAAGCCAGAAAGGAAAACATTAAATGACATATACCAAGTATGCGAAAATCCACCTAAGAAGTCTGTATTATATGAAAGGATCTTGAATGTTCGTAAGCAAGTAGAAATTTTCTATAAGATTATGAATATTATGGAGCCTAATATTTCTGAGGAAACTGCAAGAGAGATAATGGAAAAGTATAAATCAAAGACTCCATCTTTAAAAAAGTATGATTTTATAAAGTTATATCATCATGATAAGATGGGAGATGCAATATCAAATTTAGATCTTTGGGTAAATATTTTTTCTACATTGAACAATTATTAAATAAGTTATGACACAACAACGATTAAACAGTTACGGACATGGCTTCCAAGTCAAAGTCCTATACTCCCTACTAAACGATAAACAATTTCTGCAGAACATAGCAGATGTGTTGACTATCGATTATTTTGAGTCTCCTGCACATAAGTGGATTATTAAAACTATTCTTGATTACTATGTTAGGTATAATACGTACCCTACTATGGAAGTTCTAAAAATAGAACTTAAAAAAGAAAAAAATGAAGTATTGCAAGTATCAATAAAGGAAGAATTAAAACAAGCCTATACAGCAACACAAGATGATATTGATTATGTAAAGGAAGAGTTCTTTAACTTCTGTAAGAATCAGAAACTTAAAGACGCTTTATTAGCATCAGTAGATCTTCTAACAGGTGGGGAGTTTGAAGGAATTAGAAAGATTATTGACGAAGCTTTGAGAGCCGGAAGTGCAAAAGACATAGGCCATGAATACGATAAAGATATAGAATCAAGGTTTAGAGAAGAAGAAGACAAGAAGATACCATTCCCATGGAAAGTTTTCAATGATATAACTGATGGTGGTATTGGTGGAAGTAACCTGATGTTATTATTTGCACCTCCCGGCGTAGGTAAATCAACAGTAGTGTGTAATATAGCAGCCCATTGTTTAAAGACTGGGTACAATGTAATATATTATACTTTAGAGTTAGATGAAAGATATGTGGGTAAAAAGATAGATTCTATTCTTACTGGAGTAGAAGTTAAGATGCTTAAGTTTCATCGTAAAGAAGTAGAAGCTGCTGTTAGTAATCTTAAAGGTAGGATTGTAATTAAGGAATACTCTCCTGGAAGAGCTTCTTTAGGAACAATAGAATCCCATATAAAACAATTGGAATCTAATAATGATTTTGTCCCAGACCTAATAATAATAGATTACCCAGATTTATTGAAACCACGCAAGTCTAGAAAAGAAAGTAAAGAAGAGATAGACGATATTTACACAGATCTAAAAGGAATGGCCAAAGATTTAAAGATCCCTTTTGTATGTCCTTCACAGATTAATCGTATGGGAGCTAAGGATGAAATTATAGAAGGTGATAAAGTAGCTGGCAGTTTCCAAAAAACAATGATTGCTGATTTAAGTATCTCTTTGTCTAGGAGAAGGAAAGATAAGATAAACGGTACCGGAAGGTTCCACATAATGAAATCAAGGCTAGGACCAGACGGCCAGACGTATTCTGCTAAGATAGATCTTAATAAAGGTCAAATAGAAATATCCGAAGATCTTTTTGATGAGGACACAGAAAGTCAAGATACTGGAGCCAAAGGAGACTTCAGTTCAGACGACATGTCGATGCTAAAGAAGAAATTTCTTAAAGCATAATAAG